ACTGAGGTCAAGCCATCCTCCTACCTGTTTAGGTAAAACCAAGCCTTTCCCTGCGGTCAAGCTACTGAGGACAAGTACACCTCCCACCTCTTTAGGCAAGACTAAACCCTTTGCCGAGGTCAAGCCATTGAGGTCAAGCCAACCTCCCACCTTTTTAGGTAAAACCAAACCTTTTGCTGAGGTCAAGCTCCTGAGGTCAAGTACACCTCCCACCTCTTTAGGCAAGACTAAACCCTTTGCCGAGGTCAAGCTCCTGAGGTCAAGCCAACCTCTATATACGCTATCCCTACCTCTCTCTGTCATTGCCCAGTTAAAAAAACTAACAAAGGTTGGAAACTTACGCAAAAAACTTTCCTTATATTCTTTTTTATTAACCCTATCATTATTATCAAACCTCAACTCCACCTCTCCCGATGGCAGATAATGCCCTTCTCTCCACACTTTCAAGTTGAGTTTTAACTCCTCTTCCGTCTCTCCGTGAGAACTTAAATCAAAAATAGATATATCCATATTAAGTGGATTATGAAAAAAACTTGCAAATCTACACATTATCTAACCTCCTCCATTAACTTGCACAATTCTTTCATAATCTCATTTTTAGTATGACCGCCAGCAGATACCCACTCCACAAAGTCCATCATTAACTGGGTTCTACTGTTAACCTTTGCTACATCTTCCATTGTTAGATTTTTTACGTCTACCATTATCTCCACCCCCTTGTTTTTATACATTATTTAAACTCCACAAGTTGAACATTATTAAAAGCGTTGACTCTAACTTTATTATAAACAGATAATATATCTTCCTGTCTTATCGTGACTGAAATTATTTTGTGGGGGTCTCCACCTGCAAACGCAATGGCTCTCTCGTAGGAAGTCCAATGCCAACCCTCACCACATTCTATTGCCTGACTTCTTTTAAGTTTTGATTTATCCCCCTTGCCAATTTTATATTGATATTTACCAGAAAAAATGTCTGTTAAATTTGGTCTAACTGATTTATAGAATGTTCCTGTGCCATTTTGCATTAACACTCCTGTCATTATAAAGATATTAAGTTCTGAAAATGTATCCTTGGAATTTTTATTGAAATTTTTTACTATCTCGGCATGGTAGCCTATCTTGGCATCGTCGCCTATCTCGGCATAGTCGCCTATCTTGGCATAGTCATCTATCTCGGCATAGTTGCCTATCTTGGCATCGTCGCCTATCTTGGCACGGTAGCCTATCTTGGCATAGTCATCTATCTTGGCATCGTCGCCTATCTCGGCATTGTCGCCTATCTCGGCATCGTTGCCTATCTCGGCAGAGTCGCCTATCTCGGCACGGTAGCCTATCTTGGCATCGTCGCCTATCTCGGCACGGTCGCCTATCTCGGCATAGTCGCCTATCTTGGCAGAGGTAGAGATAACAATGTTGCGGTCTCTCAAAAAATCTTCAAATTCTTTATTTTCACTATTTACTAATTTCCAATTATCATTAAACCAAAGATATATTTTCATCTCCACCCCCTTGTTTTCTGTCCGACCCCATCTTCCCAATTCATCTTGTCTTCTTCTGACCACTCGCTTAAATCTAACGGATAGGTGTAATTGTCCTCGTCATAAAAGTTAGGCATTTTATTTTTCCTCCCCTAAAAAGTAATTTACATTCTTCACCCAATTACTATTAAGTGGGTGTGCTTTGGGTGGACAATAACGTAAAGAAATAAACACTATCAAATCATAAGGTTTGCCAGCGTCAACCCACCTCTTGCGACCATTCCTTATACTATTAAAGCATATCCTTCTGGCTTCATCAGGCGTATCGTATTTAACAGAACGTATGCCGTATAAATAGTCTGCTTTCTCCGCACCCTCTGCCTTATAGACAGCATTGACTATCTGCTCATCTGTCCACGCATAGGCTTGCATAACCTGCAAGATTAAAAGCAGAAGTGTAAGTATTAAGGCGATGAATAGTATTGAAAGAATTGTTTTGATTATTTGCATATTAGTTCTCCTTAAATTGCTTATAATATTTTTCCCACTCACTAAACCCAACCTTTGAAAGTTTTTTAAATATCGGTATAACCTTTTTATTGTATCGTTTTTTTATGCTTTCCCAGCAGAGTTTGTGAATTATTATTTGTCCTATAATGTCCCACTCAGTTGCGGTAAAATATTTAATACATTGCTGTCTAATTATTTCTTGAAAGAATAAGTGAGAATTAAGATATTTTTTAGTACCCCCAAGGTTGGCACCCCTAAGGTTAACATTACTAAGGTCAGCACCCCTAAGGTTGGCACCCCCTATTCTTTTCTAAGCAATCTTTAATGCTTTCATATTTACCACACAACAAAACCTTATCATTACCCCACCTTGATAATATTTTAATCTCTCTCACATTAACCCCCTTTTAGTTGATTAACCATTCAGCTATTTTCCAAGCACCAATGCCATAAGTAATAATAAACATTAAAAGCATAGCAAGCATAATTATCCCATTCCAGTTAATATTACTTTTCCCTAATTCCATCCAGTTTTCAGTAGTAACTACATTTAATACCCAGAAGACAAACAACTCAATGGCTATGATTGATATGGTTATTAAGATTTTTATTAACATATTACTCCTTTTGTGATGTAATTCTATTTATAATCTTCAAACTTTCTTTAACGGTTGTATTCCAACTGTATTTCTTTGAGCTCTCAAGAGCTTTTTGGCAATCTTTTAATTTTTCTCCGTTGCTCTTTGAAAGATACGTAACGATACTTTCGGCAAGGGCTTCTATTGTATTTTCTTTTGTGAAAAAACCGTTTACCCCTTCACTTACTGAATTTTTTAGACCCTGCACGCTGTATGTTAAGGCTGGTGTTCCCATAGCGTTAGCTTCGGTAACAATCAATCCCCAACCCTCCCTGACCGAAGCTACTACAATTAGATGCGCCAAAGACATAAGCCTTAATTTGTCTTTATTATTTAAAGTATGAAAGAACTTAATGCCTGTATCATCTTTAGCTAAATTATATAATTGTCCTTTATATGATTTGTCACCATTGCCTACAATCCACAACTTTAAATCAGGTTGTTTCGCTTTAGCTAATTTATAAGCCTCAATAATGTGATGAACTCTTTTAGATTTCTTTAATCTGCCTACATAAATCAGCGTCGGTAACTCTTCTTTATCAGGCAAACCATTAAGAGGCTTAAACTCTATGCCCATTGGTATAATGCTTATTCTGTTTTCCTTAAAACCTAAATTGATTAAATCATCTTTGGTGCTGTCAGAAACGGTTATCACATCATTATTGTTATAACTCTTTATAAAAAAGGGTTCCATTAAATACCCAAATAAAGATACAGGAAAGACAAACTCATAAAACCAGATTTCTTTAGCCAACTGATTAACAAAGCAGATAACTTTTTCCTTTGCGTATAGATTAGAAAAGAATGGTATTGTATTGATTTCATCAACAATTAAATCAAACCCACCCTTAAATTCTTTTTTATAGTAAACATAAGCCTGCCAATAAACACTTATGACATTACCTGCTCTAATAATTTCAACTCCGTCAACATCTTCTCTTTCTTTAGACCCCTTAAAGAGGCTTGAGAACAATGTAACCTTATGACCCGTAGCCACCCAACCCTTAGCCAACTCGTGAGTGAGAACTTCGGCTCCGCCAGCTCTGGGGTTTTTTATATCTTTCCAATTTAATATAAGAATTTTCATTTTGTAATTGCCTTCCATTCCTTGCCTGTCCAAACCTTGTTATACTTCTCTTTCATTACAAAAGCAAGCCAGAGTTGTTCCATAGAGTCAAATTCATAATAATATGGGGTTTCATTTATTTGTAATTTAGTAACAATATCCACCATAAATCTTAAAGCCCCAAAGTTAGTTAAATCATAATCAATCATATCCTGCAGTTGGTCTTGCACATTTTTGGTTCCATTAAAGTTATTAAAATCATTAGGTTGTTGTTCAATAGCCTTATCTAACATCAACCAGAACTCTTTGGAATTATCCATTATATCAACCACCTAAATTAGTTTTAATCGAAAAGTTTGCTACATCACGACGGAGAATTGTCTTATGCCCGTTGCTTGAATCTATACACTTATAAACAAGTATAGTTATTTCGGCATTCATCTCTTGAAGTGCGCCCTTGCTAATATTCTTGCCCTTTGCGTGGCAGAGCTTTTTAATTGCGGCTTGATTTATATTCATTGGGTTGCCTCCTTTGTTAAAAATTATACCAAGTTTTATCTGCTAAAAATTTATACTCTCTAACAGATACATCGTCTGCATATAAATTATCTAATATAATTTCTTCTATTGAATTATCGTTGAATTTAACAGTTAAAATTCTATACCTACCATTCATATCTTTTATGACCTTGCCTATTTTTTTACCTTTTCTTATTTTTTTACCAAGCCAACTATTGTCCCCTGTTTCTTCAATGCTACCACCAAAATTTACTATATCAAGTTTTTCTTTCATTTCCATCTTCCCGCCTCCTTATAAATAAAAAGAACCCCCATTGAGAAACCTCTACAAAGTAGAAGCTCAGCCAGACTGTCAGAAACAGTTCTCTCTGGGGGCATAGAAAACCCTTGAATATCTGCTATCTGGCTATTAAATTCAAGGTTCATATTTTAACCTCCTATTTTTATCTTGAATGAATTATAGCATATTATTTTATCTTTGTCAAGGGCAAATGAAAAAAAGTTTTATACCCCTCACAGCGACGACGAATTAACACTCCGCTAAAATTATTTTTATTTTATTTACACATTTATCAAAATTAGGACACAAGTATATATAGAAGGAGGTGATAAAATGCGGAAGGAAAAGAGAGTAGACTTTCAAGCGATAGAAGCGAAGGCAGGTGCGAGTGGAAAGATGTTGTCAAAGTCTGAAAAAGAAATCTACAATGCCATTAGCTATGATCCGTGGCAGGGCGCAATAGACCTTTTCTCAATCTTGCAAAGGCTCAAGGAGATTTTATCAAAGAGAGAGTTGCAGGCGTTTAGATTATATGCGAGGTATGACGACCATAAGATATCGGCTGACAGGCTTAAAATAAGCTATGAGGCGGAAAGACAGTTATACTCAAGAGTTAAAAGAAAGTTAAAGAAGATAAGAAAAGATAAACTTTTTTAAAAAAATGTGTCACATTTACCTTTTAATTTAAAGGTAAACCCCCCTATATAAGGGGAAGGGTATAAAATTTCTGCTCTCCTCATTTGTAAACCTGCTGACAACACATAAGAGTTAATGGGGCAGAAAGCATTGGGGAGGGCTTATAATCTCAGCTGTCCGATTTTATCGGACACTAACTAAAGGAGAAAGTATGAAGAAGTTACTATTATTTGCGACAATAATCTTTGTAATGCTGACCGCCTCTAACAGCTATGCGGAGTATAAATTCTATGAGAAAGGCGACTTGAAAATATCAATACAAGAGATGTCAGCCTGTATGTTATATGATATTAAAAACAAAGAGACTTTAGGCGGGCTTATCACCTCTCCTATTCAATATAAATCCCTCAACCTTGATATTGGTTGCATTGGTGTATATGATAATTTAGATGAGTTTGACGAGCTTGATATATTTGTGGGTATTTCGGCTGATGTAAATTCATTAAAGATAAACGATAACTTGTATGGAAGCGTAGGCTTGTTTGCCTCTCCCGGTTGGATTGATAATGGCAAGGTGCGATACGGCGGCTATGGCAAGATAGGCGTGAAATTCTAAAAATATGTATGATAGTTTAGCTATAACTAAACAAAAGGACACATATAATGCTATTTTTATTCACCTCTAAAACCTGCCCCAACTGTGCAAGGCTCAAGCAAGGGCTTAAAAAGAAAGGCGTGGAGTATAAAGAGAAGGACACGGAAACACCGGAAGGCTTAGGAGATTATTATTATTACAATTCAAAGGATATGAGCCTGCCTAAGCTGATAGAGGTGGATAAGAGAGAGTGTTTTGTGGCGGATAGAACGGGTGAGTATGATGAGAGAGGTTAAGTTTGAAGAGAGAGTTTATGAAGTATTAGATAGAACGCCCAATATGTTATTGCTTAGAATTGACTCTTTGGATATGCCTTTACTTGAAGAAATAGAGTTTGATAATGTAAGAAAGAAGGTTGGCTCAAGTCACACCTTTAGATTATATGAAAAGTTTGTAAGAAAGATTCGTAAAAATATAATTAAAGGTAATGATTATGACGGTGAAGCAATGGCTTGGATTGGGTTAAAGACAATAGAGCAAAAAAGCCCCGTCCTTGTAAGGAAGTTAAAGAAATATAAAAAGCCGAGTGGTTTGTTAGTTTATGAACAATGCTACGGAAACAAAGTGGGTTGGTTTATATATATACTTGACAAAGCGTCTTATTTAGATTTTAGCTATTTTAGTTTTAATAGGACAATTTCAAGGCATTTAAAGCGTAAAGTTAATCCTATTGGAAACACTATACACAAGGTTATATTCTGGTTTTATGTCTTAATGTTAGGCGCATTTAAGGAGAACGAAGGCAAGGTAAGCTAAAATAAAAAGATATTATCTGCAAACTGTTGAAGGTAAAAGTATTGAGGTGATATAAATGGCAAAGCGCGGAAGGAAGGGGTATGAAGAGGAGCTAAAGAGGCAGAGTTTAATAGACCTTTCTTATACTATCTTAGGTCAGGCGTTAAAGAGTAGCAAGGTTAGTCCTGGAGATAAACGCAGGATAGCCTTAGAGATTGTTAAGCGAAGGATACCGGCTCGATCTGAACACGATGTAAATGTTAATCTAAAAGAAATATCTAATGAGTTCAAGGCGTTGTTTAACATTAAAGAGCTTTAAGTATATATGAGAATGGTTGAAGATAGTAAAAAGCTCATTGAGACAATGCAGTTGTTTGATAAGAACACGGGTGAGTATATACCTTTTAAGCTCTGGCAGAGACAAAGTGAACTGCTTGAGTTAATACATAGCGAGAAGAAGATAATACTCTTAAAGAAGCGTCAGGTTGCAGGCTCACAGCTTACAGGGGCAGACAGCCTGGCACAATGTATGCTCTTAGATAACTTTCTCGTATTGGTTCTTTCTAAAACAGGTGATGATGCAAAGGAATACTTACGCAGGGTATCGGGTATGTATTACGCCTTGCCTAAAAGTGTCCGCCTTGCAAGCCCTCTTATCGCAGAAGAACACCCGATGGAGAAGATGGAGTTTAAGAACGGTTCTCGTATACTATCTCTTTCAGCCAGAAAGGGCGCAGGTTATACGGCTGATAGGGTGATTATAGATGAGGCGGCTAAAATCAATACAAAGACCTCTCATATTACATTAGACGAAGTGTTAAAGAATGTTGAACCGGCTCTTGAAAAAGCGGGGGGGCAGCTTATATTGGTCTCTACTGCCGAAGGATATGGACAGTTTCAGCAATTATACGCTAAGGGTAAGACGGGAGAGACATCTTGGCGCTCTTTCTTCTTCTCTTGTTGGGACGACCCCACCTTTATTAAAGAGAAGAGAGACCAGTTGGTTATTGACCACGGTGAAGACCACGTCAATGAAAACTATCCCAGAACCGATATAGAGGCGTTTTTAGTATCAGGGAATTGCAGGTTTAATATAACTTGCCTCAAGTCTATGCAGGAAATCTCTATGAAAGAGGGCGAGAGGTGTTATTTAAGCAAGGTTAAGAAGTCAATTATCTGCCAGAGAGACCCTAAAGGCATTGTTAGAATATTTAAACACCCTCAAAGGGGAGAGATTTTTACATCGGGGTTTGATATTGCAGAAGGGCTTGAAACGGGAGATTATTCTACCGGACAGATATTAAATGCTAAGACATTAGAACAGGTGGCTGAATTACGTTGTCACTACGAACCTAACGTCTTTGCGGAAGAAATATCAAGGTTATGCACTTATTACCATAGCTGTATGGCAGGAATAGAACGCAATAATCACGGCATAGCGGTCTTGCAGGAGTTAAAGAAGATATATTTTAACCTCTATTATATGGAGAGTTTTGCCGAGAATACACAGGTTAGAAAGAGAAAGCTCGGCTGGATTACAAGCTCAAAGACCAAACCTTTAATGGTGGCAGAGGGCGATAAGATGATTAGAGAGGCGGAGGCATTGGTTCATTCTCCCGATTTAATCTCCGAACTAATGACATTTATCAGGTTTGCAGATGGCACAACGGGAGCTCAAGACGGCTCTCACGATGATTTAGTGATAGCATGGTTAATAGCTTTACAGGTGCGTAAGTATGTCCACGCCGAAGAACCTACCAGAGAAGAGATGCATAAAGAGTTAAAAGCCGATAGGGAATTTGAGAAACAGATTGAAGGTGTAAGGGGGTATTGATGGCTGAATTACTTAATCAGGAAGAACACGCTTTTAAAGAAGAGGATTTCACAGCTTTTATTTGTCAAACCATTAAAGAGGCGATAAGTGAGCGCAAGGCATTTGACGCTTTAGTTGATACGTGGTGGAATGACTGGCGCGATATGAAGAATGAAAAGACTTTCCCTTTTAAAGGGTGTTATTCACCAGATACAGAAGCTTTAACCGATAAGGGCTGGGTTGGAATTGCTGATATTAAATTAACAGATAAAGTTTATTCTCGTGCTTTAAATGGGCAAGCGGAGTATATGCCTGTTACTGACACCGTAAAAAACTATTATAAAGAAATGATAGAATTTACAAGCAGACCCGCCAATTTATTGGTATCACCAGACCACAATGTGTATCTTGATGATGTTGGTGTGGATAAGATAAAATTTACTAAAGCTAATAAGTTATTAAAAATTAACGGAAAGCATTTAAGAATTCCACTAACCTCAACTTGGCAAGGTGAGAAAATTGATAAAATATATGGATTTGATACTCACGATTGGATGAGTTTTCTTGGTTGGTATATTTCAGAAGGATATTCGAGAATTACTCCAAAGGGAAGGAAAGAAGGAAAGCGTATAGTTAAAAACGAAAGACAGACTTATATTGGTATCAGTCAATCCCAAAAAACAAATCCTGAAAAATGCAAACAACTTGAGAATTTATTTAATAGGATGAATTTAGAATATAAATATTATACGCAAGAATATCTCGTGAGAACAAAAGGTTTTCCTAAAGAAGCAATAAAAGAATTGAGAGAACTGGGAAAATGTTCTGATAAGTTTATTCCTCAAAAATATCTTAATTTAGATAAAAAGTATTTGGTTTGCTTGTTGAATAGTTTAATAGATGGCGATGGTTGTATTTCCCATGGCGGAACAACTTATTATACTACGTCAAAACGATTAGCGGACAATATTCAGGAGTTAGTTCAAAAAGTAGGATTAAGAGCTGTTATTAGGAAGCGCGATAGAAGGGGCAAGGGTGGAACAATCAGAGGGAAGCCCTGCATAACTAAAAAAATAAGTTATGTGTTGGGAATATTATCTACACGAAATGCAAGGGTTGGAAGATTAAAAAGAAAAATCGTAAAATATAATAACTATGCTTATTGTGTAACTACTCCATATCATACTTTATATGTCCGCAGGAATGGAATTGCTTGTTGGTGTGGAAATTGCAGTAATTTCTCTGTGCCTATCTCGTCTACTAAAGCCGATGCTGTTATCCCCCGCATAAGTGAGAGTATATTCGGCATTAACCCGCCTATAGAAGTTAAGGCTATGAATAAAACCGCGGCTCAACACAGAGATACAATTAAAGCATTTCTTAACTGGGATTTAGATACCCACCCTGAAATAGCCAAAGAGATATGGTTCTTTATTCAAAACGCTGTTTGGAGTGGCACGGGATTTACAAAGAGCTTTATGAATATAGAACGAGAGATGGAACAGAAAGATATTGTGGCTTACATTGTCAATGGAGAGATAGCCAGAGACCCGAATACAGGCAAGAGGATAGACGTTACACAGCATAATACAGACTTATTTACACAAGCAAGAGTGCCTTTTGAGATAAGAGAGGACATTGTAGAGAAAAAGCCAGCATGGAAGAAGTATAACCCTGATATTCTAACCCTTGATATTAAAGATGTATTATTCCCCTCAAGCTCGGAGTCTATTGAAGACGCTTGGGATAATTCCTTAATTGCGGTGCGTGTCTGGAGGACAAAGGATTACTTACGCAGACAGCTCAAGGACGATAAGAAAGAGCTTTATAAACGCCTTGATAAGATAAAGATAAAGGGATTAGATGAAGAACAGGCTAAAGAGGGAGACGATAAGCGGAAAGAACAATTAGCTAAATTTGCCTCAAAGACAAAGAAAGTAGAATGTTTTGAAGTCTATGTTAATTATGATGTTGACGGTGATGGGCTTGAAGAAAAGGTGGTTGCTATCGTTAATGTTCAGCAGGATTTATTGTTTGGCTGGGAGAAATATCCATACAAGCACGGCAGATGCCCGATTATTCCAGGATATATTAAACCTTTACATAATCACCCTTTCGGTGTAGGCATACCTGAAATGCTTTATGATACAAAGGGAGAGATAGACGCTGTTCATAATCAGCGTGTAGACAGAGGCTCATACTACAACGAACCTATCTTAATGCACACTAAAGCAAGCGGTTATAATCCGGCTATTCATAAAAGAGGTGTAGGCAGGCATTGGAGGTTAAAAGATATAAGCGAAGGTTCTATTAGATTTACCCAGCCTCCTAAATATGAAGGCGAGTCAAAAGAAGAAGAGATTATCTTACAAAACTATGCCCAGCAGAGAAGCAATGTCAGTGATTACAACGTCGGCTCAGAGTCGGAGACGAATAAAAAGCCTACTGCGACAGGCATTATGGCATTGATTAAAGAGAGCAATATCGGCTTTAGGAACTTTACCAAGTGGATTTCACTAAGCGTGGCGGAGATATTCAGACAGAGATTTGCATTATATCAGCAGTATTGGGGTCAGGCTTCCGATGAGGAAGTAAAGTCTTGGGTTGAGCAAATTCTTGATATACCGGATAACCCTTTAAGTGTAGATAACTTTGACGCTATAAATCAGCAGTTTAACATTGTGATGACGGCTACAAAAGATGATATTAACGTTGAGCTTACAAAGGCACAGCTTATCTACGATGTCTCTATGAACCACCCTCTTTTTCAGCAAGTGCCGACAAAGACAAGAGACGCTATTATAGAGCTGTTTAGAAAGGCTGGTATACAAAACCCCGAGAGCCTTGTGCCGACAGTTGAGGAGATAAAGAATTGGCAGGCAGAGGTGCAGGCGGAAGCCTTACGTATGGTTGAGCAGGAGAAGGCTCAGGCTAATGTAGAAGAAGCGGAGAAAAAGGGATTTGATACTGAAATGTTAAGACAGGAGGCAAGCAAAGAATGAAAGATAAAAAGTTGTCTCAAGAAAATAAAGATTTTCGTATAGAAAGAGCAGTAGGCATAAGCAAACTCTTGAAAGAGAGAGGTTATAAGATTTTACAGGAAGAGTGGGAGAGAATTAAAGAGGAAGCGTTTAAGGCTTTAATCAACGAGAGCCTTGCGAAAGATGAGTTAAGGGCGGCACAAATGATTTATAACCAGATATGCGAGTGGATAGATTTACCAAGTAATATCATCAAAGAGGGTAAAGAGGTCTCACACGAGGAAGAAAGAACTACTTTTAGGTCTATAAAAGAGAATATGGCATTTTTAGGGAGGAGATATTAGCTTGAATGGAAAGCAGTCGAAGAAGTTAAGAAAAGTCTTTTATGGTGAGCAGTATCCTAAAGACTTTAGGCAGTATAAGAGATTTGATGACGGCGAGATAAGAGCAGACAGTATTAGACAGATGTATCAGAAGGCTAAACAGAAGATTATCAAAGGAGGTGTTGTCGGATAATAGATTTTATTTTAAATAATACTTGAACAAAAACTATAGCAGTTACCCTTTATTTGTATTAAAGGAATTGCAAATTTGGGTACTCCCGCAAGGGAACTCAAGGAGGAGAGAGGTAAGATGGACGAAGAAAAACAGCAGTTGGGAATTGATGATACCGGCGATGAGCCAGTTATTGATTTAAGAGCTACACCACTTGTGGAAGAAGAGCCACAAAAAGAAACAGAAGGAACAGAAGAAGTAGAAGGAAAAGAAGAAGTAGAAGGAAAAGAGGGAGAAGAAGGAAAAGAAGAAGGCGATAAGGAAAATTGGGAAGAAAGATATAAGAACCTACAATCTTTTAGCGACAAGAAAATCTCTGACTTACAGAGATATGAAAGGTTGGTCAGCCCGTTTGGTAAGCATATTAAAGAGGCTGGCGGAGGCGAGCTTACGTTTGAATTTCCAGAGACTTCCAAAAAGCCAGAAGATGCCCCTCAACCGCCCACAGATGAAGATTGGGATACTAATCCGAAGGAAGCGGCTGAAAAACTCGTAAACTATAAAGAACACTTGAGAGACCAGAAGTTAAACGAGAACAGGGTTAAAGAGCATAATGCCGAAGTGGCAACGAAAGCGGAAGAAGACTATAAATCAAAAAGAGAGGATACTTGGAAAAAAACACAGGAGATGTTTCCTGATGTTACCAATCAAGACAGTGCTTTGTTTAAGAGAGCAACCGCTATCTTGAACGAAGACCCGAAGTTGGCACTAAGCCCTTTTTGTGATTTAAGAGCCGTTAAAGAAGCCGCTTACGATTTAGGCATTAAGTCGGTTAATCCTGATAAGCCAGTTAAGCCTAAAAGTAAGGATAATGCCAGTTACATCATCGGAGGTAAGGGTGGAAGCGCTGGTTCAAAGGGTAAAGCTGACATGAGTGATGATGATTTCTATAAATTGCCTGATGAACAGCAAAGAGAGATTATGCGAAAGCAGGTCTTGGATAAAACTTAACATAGTAATAAGGAGTAAATAAGAATGGCTACTTATTTAAATGCAATGGAAAAAGCTGATGTAGTTAATCTTATACCAGAACTATGGGCTAAAAAAATCAGGCAAGATGCCGAATATAAAGCTTTCTGGGATAGATTTGAAGGTGCTGAAGGTTCAAGAAAACCTCTGATTAAAAGAAATGATTTTATGAAAGAGGCTGGAGACACCGTTCATATCAATGTCCAGAGTAGGCTTAGAAATGCTGGCGTTACTGGCGAAACTACCTTAAAGGGAAGTGAAGGTAAACTAACCTTTGGGCAGTTTGATGTGACCGTTGACTGGATAAGAAATGCTGTCAGTTTTAATAAGAAAGCAAAGAAAGAGTCGCTACTTGATTTAATTATAGCTTCAAACGGAGCTCTTTCAGATTGGTTGGCACAGGAAAAAGACTCTGATACGTTTAAAGAGGTTCTTTCTACGGCCTCGCCTGATACATTGTTTGCTGGCGATGCAATAGGAAGGACAACTTTGGATGCGGGTTGCGGATTCGGCACAACTGAAATAGATAGGATGAGACTTGCTCTTATTCGTAAAAGAGCACTTCCTATTAGTATTATGCGTGATGGGAAAAATCAAATTCCTATTTACGGTATAGCTATTTCAGAGATAGACGAATACAATCTTAAAGCAGATGCGGTTTGGGTAAAGCGTAATTGCGAAGCCCTCGTTAGAGGAGACAGTAATCCTCTAATAAGTGGTGCTTTAGGTATGTTTAATGGTTGCCTTATATATCCTCATTATGGAATGGCAGGAAACCAAGGCACACCGTTGCGTCCGGAAGCAAGTGTGTATGGAGTTCACACGGCTATTGTAACGACAATTACCGTAGGTGATAGCACAGATGGTGTTGATTACACGAGATACTTTGATGATGATGGCACGATTGCTATAATCGACTCATCTGGACAGAAAGAGTTTGTGACCTATACCGGCAAGGAGCTTTATTCCTTTACGGGTTGCACAAGGGGAGCAATTTACGGTTCTGACGGTGCGGCAGACGGTGCGATTAATTACACAGGCACGGAGATAATCACACAGGTGAACCACCTTACCAAGCAGATAGGTTTTGGTGCTGAAATATGTGCCAGAAGCTGGGCATTGTATCCTACTCCGACTACGGAAGTTGAGGATTATGGATTCGAGCTTGGTATCGGTGTAGAAGCAGTTTGGGGAAACAAGGCGATTGAAGACTCTGCTGGCGCAAATCCTAACTACTTGATTATGGAGTCTTATGCCGCTAACCCAAATAGGGGGTATTAAAATGAATAAATTTAAAATTAGACCAATTTTTATCGGTCTGTTCGTTTTGACCCTCTGCACCTATGCTTGGGCTGATAATGCAAGTAGATTGGATTATCACAACAATGTTCCAACGGCGGTTGCTATTGGTGACGGCTCAAGTGGCGACCTTGTTGAGGTTGACTCTTGTGGAGCAATGAAAGTTTACTTGAATCAAATTCACGGAGCAAACGGAACAAGTATAATCAACGCTGATACACAACTTAAAGCTTCTCAAGGAACTGTTTATGCCATCATGGTAACAACTGATGGCGTAACAAGTGGCGATACCTTGCATATTGAAAATGATGCCGATGGTGGCGATGGCTGTCCGCTTATAAGTTTTACCTTTGGTGAAACTGACCAAGTGTATATGTTTATGCCGTCAATGGGTGTTAATTTTAGTGAAGGTATTTACTTTGAGTTTGATATAAGTGGTGGAACTTGTGATACAACTACCGTTTGGAGATAAATAAAAACATAAGAGGAGGTATGGTTAGCCCTGCCTCCTCTTGGGGGATAAAATATGTTATTGCACTATACAGGAAGTAGACCTTTTACTTGTCACGACTTTAGGCATAAAAGATTTATCTTTGATAAGAAGAATTATTTTGTCTGTGATGTAATTGATAAAGAAGGTGCGGGAATGCTTATTGAAACAGGAGAGTATATGCCTGTAACCGAAGATGATGTCAGGGAAATTAAAGAGAAGGCTAAGAAGAGAGATGATTTTCTTTCAGGTAACAAAGAAGAAAAGATAGAAAAGCCTAAAGAGATTAAAGTTATTGAAGAGCCGAAAGAAGAAGAAACGGAAGAAATAAAATCAGTAGAAGAACCTAAAAAGAAAAAGAAATCTAAATCTAAAAAGTCAGCAAAGTAGGTGATAAGATATGCCAATAGGTGTTTATGAGCGAACCCAGCAATGCAGGGAAAGTTTACGAAAAGCCAAAATAGGAAGACATTTATCTAAAAAACACAGAGAAAATATAGGCAAAGCTGGTAAGGGTAAGCATAGCAACTTCGTTCCTAAAAATAAAGGGGTAGTTACAGGTGAATTTCTGCCTTGTGATAATTGTGGTAATATCCATTACGTCTATCCCTATCTCCTAAAGGCGTGTACATATCACTTCTGTAATCCTCAATGCCAGTGGCACTTTATGGTTGGCGACAAGAGTTCTATGTATGGAAATTCTCAATATAGCGGTGAAAATAGTCATTCTTACAAAGACGGGAGAACAAAAAAACAATATTATTGCAAGGATTGCGGTACACTGTTGCGTTCTTATATAGCCACTTATTGCCAAAAATGTCATAGAGGAGAAAGAAGTCATCTCTGGAAAGGTGGAATTACACCTTTAAATAAGCAAATTAGAAGTTCATTTAAAAATAGACAATGGCGTTCTGATGTATTTACAAGAGATGATTTTACTTGTCAAAATTGTAACCAACAAGGTGGTAAATTAAATGCTCATCACATAAAACCCTTTGCTCAAATTATAAGTGAGAATCATATAAAAACATTTATACAAGCAATGGAATGTGAAGAACTTTGGAATATAAATAATGGAATTACTTTATGTAAAGACTGCCACAAAACAGAAAAAATACTAAAGGGGATAGCTAATGAATTTTGCACAAATGGCGAATAGATTTTATCAAGATTTGAAAATGCCGGATTTAAACAGAATCCCTTTGTCTCTTTTGATGGAGTTCTTGAACGAAGCAGAGCGTATTGTAAATAAGCGTTCTAAAACTATCAGGTCTACTTCTACCACCGATTCTATTGCTAACCAGAGGCTTTATGATATGCCTTCTGATATATTAGACTGGCAGATAATAAATGTCTATTATTCTTTAACCAACTCTACCGAAAGAAGAAGGCTTGTGCCTGCTTCCATATCTGAGCTTGATGCTCTTAGAAGGGGATGGAAAGAGATAACAGGTTCTCCGAAGTTTTGGTATATTGATAAAGAGCAAGGCAAGTGGGGAGTCTATCCCTATGAAAAGACCTTGCGGACAGGAACAGACTGTATTGAAATAATCTACCGAAGCAAGCACACTAAAATGACCAACTACTATACTGCGGGAACAATAGCCGTAATCAATGCCTCAACCGCCATTACAGGCACGACTACCGCCTTTATCGGCAACATTGTAGCCAATGACGAGCTTGGCGTGGGTAAACTATTAGACAGGTCAACCGATTTCCCTACCACATTTTATAGTGTATCTGCCACTCCTACCGCAGATGATACATTGGTTTTATCTTCCGCTTACGCAGGCGCAAACAATGCAACCGCCAGTTATATCATTTCAAGCCCCTCCTCAATAACTAATGAAGAATTAAATATGTGCAGTATCTTATGGGCTATGTCTTTGGCTAAAAAGAAAGATGGCGATTATGACGGTGCGGCAAGCTTGCAAAATGAGGCATTAGCAAGAGTGGAAGATGAGATGGCTCAACTTGAAGATGACGCTTTAATGAATGAGGCAATAACACTTGAAGGAACCATGAGATACCCAGGTGGATTTGAAAGCGATTATGATTAAAGGCGGACAAAAGGTATTCAGCGGACTTTATGTTAAAGATAATCCTTTGGTTATCCCTGACAAAAATACGCCGGATTGTGAAAACATTTTAACTAATAACCCTATCGGAGCCTTAGTAAATATAGAGGGTATGGAAAAGCAAAGAACAACCGCTTATAATAATGACATTGTAGGCATACACCAGTTAAATGAAAGAGGCAGGTTCGGAGATGGTAGTATTTATTCAAACGATGGAGATATTGATATTCCGTTAAATAATCCCGGAGATGTTGTAATTGCTGAAAGTTTTGTTTGGATTTGTAATAATTTTATTCTCATTCCTCCACCTAGAAAAAGGCGTATTGAGGTTGTTAATTTAACAGCGTCTTCTTATTGGAACTTTGGCAGTTATGGAAGTGGAGACGGTCAATTTGAATGGACAAGCAGTTTAGAGGTTTATGGTTCTGAAATATATGTTACTGATGGGTCATTAAATAGAGTTCAGGTATTTAATTTAGAAGGCACTTATCAAAGAAAATGGGGCAGTAGTGGAAGTGGAGATGGAGAGTTTAATTCGTGTAATGGAATATCCATATACAATGACGAAGTATATGTAGTTGATAGTGGCAATAGCAGAATACAAGTATTTGATTTAAATGGTAATTATGTTAGAAAATGGGGTTCTCTCGGTGGAGGAAACGGAGCATTTAGAATCCCTCTTGGATTATTTGTATACAATAACGAAGTATATGTAGCAGACCAGAGTAATATCAGAATACAAGTATTTGATTTAAATGGTAATTTTGATAGAAAGTGGGGTTCTTTCGGTGCTGGAGATGGTGATTTTGGTCTTTTTATCAGAGATGTTTATGTATATAATGACGAAGTATATGTAACTGATAGTGGCAATAGCAGAATACAAGTATTTGATACTGCTGGTAATTATGTTAGAAAATGGGGTAGTGGTGGTGCTGGAGATGGCGAACTTAACGGTGCAGAAGGAATTTTTGTATATAACGGCGAAGTATATGTAGCCGACGCTGGTAATAATAGAATACAAGTTTTTGATTTAAATGGAGTTTATTACAGGCAATTTTAAATGAATAAATTAAAGTATAGACAAAAAGAATTTAAAGGTTTAATGGTAAAGATTGCAACGGAGGATTTACCGCCTGAATATTCTCCCGACTGCGAGAACGTGGTGGTCTCTGTGGGTGGCGAGGTAACGAATATAAGCGGTATGGAAAAGCAAGCAACGAGCGGATATACAAATGACGTGGTTGCAATTCATCAGTTGGATAGCGACGATGCCACGCTTGCAGAGGTTACAGCTTAAACAATAGGAGAAGTTAATTGTCAGTATTAGTTTTCACGGATGCAGACCCAAATTTATTACCGTCTTTAGTTAATTTTAAAGGCTTCTGTTTCTTTTTAAACGGACAGGATGTGCCGAAGTATGCTGATGTATTAGGCAATGAGTATGAGTGGATGCACATTGACCCCACCACCGCAATAATAACCGACGAGACTCTAGGCGGAACAATGAATGGTATCTATAAGTATTTTTATACAGAAGTTTATAGAGACTCTGGAAATAGTATGCACACCTGCCACGAAACTAACCCCTCCGCTATTTATACCACAGGTGCATTGGTAAATAAAAAGGTTGTTTTAACCTTGCCTGCGACGGGAGACAACGCTTGGATGACACACCTCAAGGTGTATTCTACCGACGCTGCCGGAAGTATATATTATTATATAGGCAATGTAGTTAAAGGCACAACTTCTTTTGATGACGATAATATCACAAGAGACGCTACTGTTCCCTTTGGTAAACTTGATACGGATGCAGACGGCGTTGTGAGCCAAACATATCTTAATTATCCAGTTAAAAATCATCAATATCATATAGCCACTAAATCAAGAATAATAGCTTGCGGTGTCAGGAATAAAACAGACGGCACGGTAGATGTAATTAACGGTAATGCTACCGTAGATGGCACGACTACGGACTGGACAAGAGCTATCGTGGGCGACCAATTCAAGGTTGACGGAGAGAATAGGACTTATACCATATCCGCCTTTGTGAGTTCCGTAGAGATTACTTTAGATGAAACATATAAAGGTGTGACTAATACCGGTTTAGATTACAGCATACAAGGTGTTAGTGATATTTTTAGATGGACGGCTAAAAACCCAAGCACGGCTTATCCTATGTGGTGGGCGTTTCCCGTGAGTTTTTATAAGAGAATTATATCAAAAGACGATTCCTCTATAAGCGGTATAAATAAAATAGGTAATAATCCTATTATATTTAAAGAGCAGAGCCATTATCTTTTAACTGAAAACGGTGATGATTATATTGTTCAGGAATCAAGAACCCACGTTGGAACTTGCAGTCATCATTCTATTGTTGAAACAGGCGAGATTGGAACGCTTATATTTATGACGAAAGAAGGCTTGATTTATGAGTCAACGGGTTTAGGTGCTGTTGATTTAGATATAGATTTAAGCAGAACTATTGACGGTATAAATAAGACAAGGCTTAAATATGTTCAGGGTAGGTGGATACAACATAAGAAGTGGTATATGCTTTTGTATTCAAGCGAAGGCTCAACCGAACACGACAGGATATTAGTTTATGACTATGATTTAAAACAATGGGTTATCTGGGCTATATATGGAAATTGTCTTGGGTATATTGAGTCGTCAGAGGGAGCGCAGACTGTTTATAAGCCTTGGCTTGGCACAAGAGGGGCTTTTGTCTATAAAATGCTGACAGGATATAATCTCGGGGCTGGCACAGGTGGAGACGTTGAAGGAACTATTACAGGGGCAGGTGCGACAACTTTAACCGATACAGGGGCTACATTTTACACAACTGGAGACGGTTTAAAAGATATCTATGTTTCCGTCTTTGACAGTAACGGCGACTTTGTAGAAGAAAAACAGATAAGCTCTAACACGGCTAATATATTAACGGTTGCGGCTTGGGTTACAACTCCTACTGTGGGTTATACATACGAGGTAGGTTCTATAAGGTGGTATTATAAATCAAAGGTTTTTGATTTTGAACAGGACGAGTCAAAGAGCATAGACAATGTTCTGATAAATTTTAAGAAGGTTGCTACTGCACGTAACGTTGATGTTAAATTTTATTTTAGCAACGACGCTGATATGATAGGAGACACGGCAGACCAGACCATTGCCTTTGATTTGACAACTGAGTATTACGAGCCACAGGGGCTTTTTGACAACCGCTTTAGGTTCTGCCAGTATGAGATTTCAGGACACGGTTCGGCAGACCCAGTAGTCGTTAATAATCTTGTTTTAGAGTTACAACAGCACTTGAGGTAATAGATGAGCATAGAAATTAGAGAACCGCCTATAATAGCAGATAATCCTGATTTAAATTTATGGCTTTTTGAATTGAGACAATTATTAGTAAGCGAGATAAGCACATTTAGTTCTTTATTAGTAAGCATTAAGTCCAGCCCGACACAGATTATTTGGGGAACAGGCGGAGACGGTTCTTGGAGAATAATCAGGTCTGATGAAGTTTTAAGCGTAGAAAAAAAGGAGTCTGGTAGTTGGGTTTCAAAGGCGGAGTTTCAAGCGGATTAAATATGAAAAAAACAATACTTTTATTTATGGCAGTTTTATCTTTGACTTTTTCTTCTCAAGCTCAAGGTGCTTTTAAGACAGACATTCTTCGTGTGTCCGACGAGATAAGAAACTGCGGCAAGACATATCTTTCAGGCGATACATATGTTTATAATGCCACGCTTACAATTACAGACCAATTATTAGGCAATGCGATTACCTTAAATAACTGCACTGCAAGCATTACGGCGTTAGGCACAGGCACTTTTGGGGCGGATACAGACATTATCTTTACGGCAGGGCGTTGGCGTGCAGGATATGACGCTACCTTTGGAGTAGATGCCGCTATTCTTGCTCATTACGATATGTTTGATAATACTAACTTTGCTTTAGCGCAGGATAATTCAGGCGATACTTGGCTCAACTCAGGGCATTTTACATATTTTATGGCTGACGGAGTTTATTTTGGAAGAATGTATACCTCTGGTGGAGAGGATATATTCCACTTAATTTCAGACGTAACGCTTGCTTTAGGCGGTAATTGGGGTTCAGAGAGGGTAATGATAACCCAGTCAGGCACAAACCCGACCTTGCTTGATATAGATACTGGCTATTCAAATTTAAGGCTTGATTTTCACGGTAATATTGAGGCGGAACACGTGGGTGTAGACGGTTTATGCTCAAGGGGCGATATAAGCACAGTTGATGATTTGTATGTGGGGGATAATTTATATGCAAGTGATATTTATTCCACTACTGGTTCAATCACAGGCACTCTCGGAGCAGGAGAAACAACTTTAGATAGGCTTGGCGTGCATACATCTCCAAACGCTGTATCAACGATTTATACCAGAGAAATATTTACATTAACTTCTGGTGGCAGAAACGGCATATTTGCTGACCCTGAACTTCAACCAAGCGGTGCGTTGGTGGATATTACCACGATTCACGGGGCGCTTCTGCAAGGTCATTGGGATACAATTATAAACGGTAGCGTTTATGGGTACATATATGGTGCGCAGGGAACGGCTCACTTAGATTATGTAACCGGAGGTGGTTCGGGCGACCTTTTATCCGCAATAGGATTATGGGGCAGGGTAAGACATCGTTCTGACGGTGATTTAACAACTGCAATAGGGGTCTTGAGTCATATCCAGCAAGACGATTCTTCAACTGAACTCGGTGGGATTACGTCCGCTTATAATTTCCTTGCGAGGGCTACTACTGATAAAACCGCTCTCATTGTTAATAGATACGGTTTATACATAGAAGATACGACAGGCGGTGGTGGACTTACCAATCAATACGGAATATACTGCCCTGCTTTAACGGGTGGTGGAACGACAAATCTTTTTATTAAGAATGTGTCAGCGGATAGTGATTTTGGTTCGGGGGATATTGAAACCACAGGCGACTTAACTGTAACAGGAAGCACAGAACTTGCAAGTCTTGGTGTAGACGGTCTTTGCTCAAGGGGCAAAATATCTTTAGTAGATGATTTATTTGTGGGAGGTAATGCTTATTTAACAGGCGACCTCGCTGTTAATGGTGGCAATATAACCTCAACAGCTACAATAGCTATCAAGCCAAGTGGTGATAGCGACGATTATCTTGCTTTTTTAACTGTTGCTAATATAGCTTATATGCTTCCTAATAATGACTCAACTCATAGAATAGGTGGAAGCACTTCGGTCTTTGCAGAGGGTTGGTTTGATGAGATAGCTTGTGATGGAGATTTAACCCTTGACCCGGGTAGTGGCAGTATTATCGTTGATGGTTCTTTAACTGCTACAAATCTAACCCTTTCTGGTGCCTCTATCCTCGCCAATGCCGCAGCTTCAGGTGTTCTCACTCTCGGCGGGACTGGCGGAACGAATGATGAGAATTTGACATTTGATTTTGAGACTACTGCTAATGAAATAGGGATAGATAGTGGAACATCTGCTATTTGTGTTTTTGATGATGAAATAAAATGTGGTGGTGCTTCAGCGGGAATGTCTGTTATTGCCTCTGGTCTCACAGTAAACGATGATTCTGGCGGTGGAGCTAATGACGATTTTATAGCAGAAACAGATTCAAGTGCTACTGCTTTTCAAGTAGATGCAAGTGCTAATTTGATATATTTCAATGTCCCTATTGGCGATAAAATAGCATTTACCCAAACCGACGGTAATGAATATATAGACAGCTTAAATGACGGATATATAGATTATAGAGCTACGACAGGGCATAGGTTTAACTCGGCAGGTGGAGATGTAACCTTATTTGAAGATACTAATGTAGGTAATGATGATGATGGTAAGTCTTTATACATTCATAGAAAAGCTGAAGAGGGTGACGTTTATTTAAAATTACATGTTAACCAATGGGGAACAGCTGTCGCTTATTCTGATGCTGATTTTCAAATTGGTTGCAATGGTGATGTGTATTTCGTAACTAACCCTAGTATAGGATTATATCAAGAAAAGAATCTTACTTTTAAACACGTTGGATATATAACAGCAGTAACCGCAGACAAATATATTCAATGGCAAGTAAACGACACTACAGACTGTTTTGAACTCACTCGTGAAGACACTAACATACTAGCTTTTGATATACAGATGCCTACTCATATTGGTGATGGGACGAATGAAACAATGTTTGCCACAGACGGCACACAAACTATGGCAGGAACGGCGAGGGTAATAAAAAGTAGATGGTTTCCCTTTAACGCACTTAAAGCACCTGGAACTAAACCTGCAACCTTCAAGGAATGGGGTATTAGTGGAGTATGGGAATTTACCGACGGAACAGATGATACCATAGTTTTTAATTTGCAGATACCTAATGACATGGATTTAACTGTAGCCCCAACTTTTAATATAGGCTGGTCAACTCATACTGCTGTTACTACCGAAACCTGCACTTGGCAGTTAGAATATCTTTATACCGCAGCAGGAGAGGACACAACAGCGGCTGCACAGGACACTGAAACAGTTGACAGCAACGCTGTAGCCCAAGCAGACGGAATGATTGTTGCGGAGATTACGGGAATGGATTTACCCGGAGCAACAGACGTTTGTATGCATTGTAGACTGAAAAGATTAGGTGCTGGTGGGAATGATGATTTAACGGATACGGCAGAATTGCACGGGATTTGTATTAAATACACAAGTAATTCGTTTGGTGAGGATATACCATAAGGAGGAATTATGAAAAAGATATTTATTGTAGTGGTAATAGGAATAGTTTTATTGTCAGGAGTTTCTTATGCAGAAATAAGCAATACTCTTGACACAACTTGGGCAGAGAAAAAACAAAGAGAATCTGCGTTTGAAGCAACAGCGATATTAGAAAATACTACCAGAACGGTAAATGAAGCACTTGCCCGGCTTCAGACAATTAAAGACTCTGGGCAGTTTGACACTTTGCCTATCGACCTGAAACAAGCTCTCAATAAATGGTGGCAGATTTTCAAAGATATAAAAACAGATATTCAATCAGATATAGAAATAATGGAGATTTATCAATGGTCGCCAAAGTAATAATATTTTTTTTAATCTTACTATTTCCTTTTACTGCTTTTGGGGCGGTAACTTATAATGGTGGGACGGATACCATTACAGTTGACGCTTTTACAGAAGGAACTCCTTGCACTTTCGCAGATATATTGGCTGCTGATGGAGTTGGTGGATGGGGACAAATTACAAATCCAATACCTGGTGTATATGTATTAGTAGCTCATCTTGATGTAGGAGATGGAACAGTAGCTTGGCTTTCAAGCCAAAGAGAACATATTTTTTTTGATGGATATTATATATTAGATATAAAAGCAAACGCTACCTTTGAAGTAGGTGTTGAATATGTTGCTGATGAAGTTGGATATTATGGAAGCACGATTGCTTGGACTCATTCAGATGCTACAGATTATTCTACAAATATGGATTGGGATGGGGTTTTTATAGGATATAATTTTGTTATTACAGATTTAGGAAGTAATGCTGGGTATAAAAATGTCTATATAGTAGTAAGCAACGCAGATTCAAAATTCATTCAAGGCACAGTTCATAACTTAGATACTTTCTGGATTGATGGAGCAAGTACCTTTTATGAAGTTTACATTACAAATTGTTGGTCAGTTAGAATTTTAGCAGCAGTAACTGCGAGTAATGTTCAATCAAGGGGTAATAGAGAGAATTTCTATGTTAATGAAATTAACTTTGTAGATGTTACTGTGTCAAATGTAAATTTAGAAGATGCAACTTCACACGAAATAGTAGCAAACTGGAATTGGAAGTGGCTTATATTAAAAGATAGTAAGTTTTCAGATGTTAGTGGTGGTGCTGGTGGAGATGGTGGTATTAAAAAAGCATTTTCTTTCAATGTCCACGTTGTGGATAAAGATGGAAATGATATAGAGGACGTTGTCGTAGATTGTGTAGATAAGGATGATGCAGCAGTTTGGATAGCAGGAACTGTAACTACTGATGCAAGTGGTGATATAACTGAACAGACTATCGGAACTGATGAATGGACTAACGATAGTGGTTCAGTCCATCTAACATACTATCCTCATGAGTTTACTATCTCAAAAGCAGGATATAGAACAGTTGAAATAAAAGGTGTAACCTTAAACCAGGCTACTTCTTGGGAAATAGAACTTGATGATGGAGATACAGTTATCTATGATAGCACAATTTATGATAGCACGATTTACTAAAAGGTTAATTTAAACTAAGGAGAAATAAAATGGCAGTAATAAAAAGTGGTAGGAAGGGCGAATGCGGTGGCAAGCCGAGAGTAGGCAAAGTTGGAGATGCAAAAGGCAGAGGTTTAGGTTCAAGAAGAAGTGTAAGCAGGAGCAGACGTAGAAGTAGATAAAGGAGATGAGCCAATGGCTGAAAATGGTAACGGTGTAAAAGTAAAATTAAGTTTAAGAGTAATTATGTTTTCATTAACGCTACTTATAATGATTGTCTCTTTTTCGGGTAGCTATAAGCTTTTGCAAGACCAGTCGGTAAAAGCAGAGGAAAGAATTGAAGCCTCCGAAGTTAAAATTGAAACCGTTGAGATAAAAATTGACGACTATGTAAGAGATGTGCAGGCTGATATAGGCATAGTTAAAATTGACGTTGGCAAATTGCAGACAAGTGTAACGAGTATAGAGAAATCACAGATACGGCTTGAAGAAAAGTTTGACGCTTTAATGAAAGAGATTATTAAGAATAACAGGGGGAGTTAGGGGGACAAAAAATGCCTTTATGGGTTAGCGTAGTGTTTGATATAGTAAAAGTTTTATTTCTGTTAAGCCTCATTATTGGTGTCTTAGGTGCGATTTTAGTCTTAATTTTTACGGCAATAATAGCTTCAAAGACTAAACTATGAAAAAACTATCAAGGAACAGCAAAAGGATACTGAAAGAATATAGAATGGAAAAGCTCGGAATAATTAAAGATAAAAAAGATTATATGGTTCAGAATAGATGGCTGATTTTTATAGTTATAGCTCAATGCTTACTATGGGTTATGTTTATAACGGGTAATCTTTTTATTGAGAAAGTCAATGCTAAATACTTTAATATCTATGGCGGAGAAGACCACGACACGACAAAGCCTTGTACGCTGGGAACTTATGAGAACACTATTGAGGCAGACCTTCTGGCTAATGACATAGCAAGCTCAGGTAGTATCTATGGCTGGTATATGGGTTGTGACGGAACTTTTTATATGAGAGGATTGATTAGGCAGATTAGACCCCTTACAAAAGAAGAAGAAAAAAGATTAAAAGATAAAAAATATGTCAGAGAATACGCTAAGTATGATAAAGGCACTATCTGGGGATATAGTTCTAATGAGCAGAAGTATATTTTTATGAAAGAGAATAAATTATTAGCTTATATAGACGACGATGGATTACACGGATTGTCAGAGAAAGATATTGTAAAGATAAAAAAACAGATTAAGGAAGAGTTACTAAAAGAACTAAGTGGAAGCGAGGATAAAAAATGAAAAAACTTTTAATTATATCACTTATTTTGTTTATGACGGGGTGTTCTATTGGAAAAAATCCGTTAGATGGAAAATATAGCACTCCAGAATTGTTAATTGCTTATTTTGATGAAATAACAAGAATAGCAGAAGTAGATACCTATGTTGCAAATATTAGCGTGGAAATGATAGGTGCTTCCGGTTCACATTATTATGTTGAAATTGATGATAAGAATAAAAAATCAAAAGATAAACTTATTAGTCTGCCAAGTGGTATAGATATAAAAATCAAATCTCTTTATTATAGATATGAAGCTATAGACGTTCTCTTGGGTTTTTTGATATACAGTAATATTATTACATCTAAAGATGAGTATTATTTTTCAAAGGGTGTTTTAGGTAAGATAGATAATGATATACTGGAAAATTATCTTTATGGATGGATTGGAATAACTTGCATAATTTTATCAAAAGAAGATATGTTGTATCTATGTCAAAACGATAGTGGTGAAATGTTTTATGATTTTAAATTAGAATGGAATAAACAAACCTCAAAAAATAAAACACCTCTTCATAAGAGAGAAATTGAGTATAAAATTAAAAAGGTGAATAACATAATGGATAATAATTGAGCTATATATTAAGTTTTATATTTATGTTCTGGCTTGTTTATGAGTTGACTAAATGCGAGCTAGCTAAATACAAGCCAACTAAATGCAAGCTAAATAAATGTGAGTTGACTAAATGCAGGGTGTCTGCCTTGTTTAGCGGTGTGATTTATTCCCTGTCGGCGTATCATCTGGCTCATTATATGCACCCGACTTTATATAATATACAATGGATGCCGTTATATATAATATGCCTTCTTTGCCTTGCAAAAGAGGGAAGTGTGGCTTGGTTAATAATCTCGTCTTTAATGTTTGCAGTAGTCTTATATGCAGACGCTTACTATGGCTATTATGCAATGATAATCTTTGCATTGATGGCTATGTTTAAGAGATTTAATACATTTAAGATAGTATTGCCTTTTGTGGCTTTAACTACGCTGTTATCTCTGCCGTTTGTCTTATGGTCAAGGTGCTTATGGGGCGAGAGAATGACGAAGGATATGATTTATTATACAGCTCACCTGTCTGATTATATTTATCCTTACGGGCAGAATGCGATAGAGTATGTTTTATATATATCACCAGTGGTGTTACTGCTTGCGTTGTTTGGGCTGAGAAGGGCGGACAAGGTATTTGTGGCATTGTTTTTTATAGCTTTAGTTTTTTCTTTTTATCCGCCAATAATGCCTGTATTCAGGTCGTCTGCGAGGTTCGGCTTTCTGGTGATGTTATCAGCAAGCGTATTGGCAGGGTATGGTGTTTTGCAATTAAATAGGAGGTATAGTTATGGCGAGTTATAATAGGTGGAGAACTAAAAACAATAGGGGTTCTCTTGGTTCAATGTATGACCAATCAGGCAGTAGAATTACAAATGCAGACATAATCTCAAGAGCAAGGCACGGTTCGCCTTATGGTGCAAATCAAACCCAAACCACTCAATCCCAACCTGATTATGCAGGACTACAGGCGGAAGCTCAAAGGTCGGTAGAAGAGGCAAGGTCGTTGCAGGAGGCTTCTAAAACTTCCGCATTGGGATATTATCAGCCTATTCAGGCGGCACTTGGTCAGATGTCGCCAGAGCTTATATCTTCCGAACAGCAGTCAAGGATGTTGGCTACCAGAAGGGCAGAGCTTGGGGCTTCAGGGCAGAATTTAGCGAGCTTATACTCTGACCCATATTCAGGCGTGCAGACAGCTCAAAGGGCTCAAATAGGTATGGGCGTTGCAGGCAGGCAGGCAAATCTACCAATAGAATTAGAATTAGAAGTTGCGGGGGCTAATAGAGAGGCGGCTCTTGGGTTATATGGCGCACAGGCAGGCGTGGCAGGCGGTATGGCTGGAGTTCAAACTGCCTATCAATATGACCCTGGATTAGAATATATACAGCAATTAGGTTATAATCAGGGCTATCAGCAGTCGCAATCTCTTGGCGGAGGAATGGCAGGTGCAGGCACAGGGGAAAAGCATACTTTGGTTCAACCAAGCGCCAGACAAAGAACAAGAAGCTTAGGAAGCACATCAACAAGTAGTTCGGGAGTTAGAACTACAAGAAGTAGCTCTTTGGGCTATGCAAAGCAGAGAGCATCCTCATTGAGAAAGTCGGTATTTGGTTAATTTAAAATAATAATCGGAGGTTAAATTATGTCACCAGTTATATCTACGTTAGGGGCTAATATACCCTACCAATCCGGCAAGGGTCTTGGGCAGATAAGCGCAGAGAAAGAGTCGTATACGAGGGGTGTTGAAAATGCTCGCCTTCAAATGCAACAGCAACAGATTGAGAACGCCAGAATTGAACGAGAGCTTATTAGACAAACTCAGGAAGAAAGTAAGATTAAAGAACAGCTTAGGTATGAAGAAAATAAGGTTACAGAACAGCTTAGATATGAAAAAGAACAAGCGGACACAGAAAGAACATATCAAACAGAGCAGATGTGGAAAACAAGAAAATATGATGAAAATATAATAAAAGAAAATCTACAGAGAGTTAAAGAAGAAGAAGAATTAAAGAAAGAGAATATCTTAACCAATTTGGCTACGGCAAGCGGTATGCCTTCCGGCGTATTCCCAGTCAAAACTCTATACAAAGCACCCAAGACAGACGTTGAGGCAATGCAGGGTATTTTTGATGCTCAGAATATAACAGATGTAGATATAAAAGATGAGATTTTACGCAAGAAGTCAGCAGGAGAGGCATTAACGGTAGGAGAACAGGCAATATATGACGAAATCATTAGAAAAAAACCTACTCTTGCACCAGAGGAATTTGGCAAGAGAGAGATTGCTAAAAGAGAGGCAAGTAGAGAGCAAGATGTAGTTGATTTATTTGAAGGTTCTGAAAAACATATCGGATATTTAGAAACTAATAAATTCTATGAGGAAGCTGTAATAAATAAAGAAGGAAAAATGGAAACTCCAAGCAAAAAAGCAGTTGAATACTCTTTAAGCCAGTATAACGAGATGAGAAGGAGCCAAGAATTACCAGAGCTGGAGCTTATAGAAAAGAAAGAGCCTTTAAGGTGGGGTAGGGAGAGGAGTTATTGGGAGTTGCAGGAAAAGAAATCTGCCTTAAAGACAAAAGGTGGTTCTTCCTTGCCAGCAGGAATAACCGAAGAAGATATAAAATATACTATGGATAAATATAACTTATCAAGAGAGGAAGTTTTAAAAAGGATAAGATAAATGCCAAGAGATTTATTGAATATGAAAGTTGAGGATAGGCAACCAAGAGATTTGCTTGCTACAAGAGAGCAACCAAGAGATTTATTGGCAACTGAATTTAAACCTACTCCCAGTATAATGCCAGATGTAGATACCACTCCTATGCGAGGGGTTGATAGAGGCGTTGAAGACATTGGTATTCAAAAAATTAAAACTCCTTCTATGCTAAAAGACTTTATAACGACATCGCCAACTCAAGGTGTAAAAGACGTGGAGAGATTTGAAGAGGATATTAAAGGGTTTATACCACGAGAAGCGGCGCAAGAAGATGTTGCAAGAATTTCAAGCATATATAAAAAATACACACAGCCCGCTTTAAACTGGACGTTCAGAACTTGGCTACCATCTAAATTAGCAGGATATAATCTGTCAGACGAAGAAAAACTTGAAACCATTGAGACAACAGAAGGTTCTTGGGATAAAAATTTAGACGAAGCATTAACTCTTAGCCATAAGCAAAATAAAGGCTTTCAGGAAGTATTACATTTAGACAGAAAAAATAGGGAAATGAACAGGAGGGCATTAGAATTTGGAATGACAGGATTTGATGCCTATGAAACCCCAACTCAGGCATTTAAAAGAGGTTTTGTATCGGGAACTGGCGGAGAGATATTAGAGAGAGGAACAGATGTAAAGACTTGGCTTACTTGGTATGTTTTACAGGAAGCCGTGCCTCCCTTACTAAAAAAAGCGGTTGATAAACTTCCTAAAAGCTGGCAGAAGTTTTTAACTAAAGATATTTTTAACAGAGCAAATAAAGAATTAAACAATGCCTATAAAACAATAGGTGGCTCTAAGGGTGAATCTCTTGAAATCCTATCATCTAAATATAAAAGGTTAGCTTCCAAAGCACACCCAGATAAACCAACTGGAAGTAGAGAGGCATTTGAAAGGGTTAAAAATGCGTGGGATTTAATAAAGAAATCAAGGTTAGTGTCTGTGCCTGATTTTGTAAAAGATTTTGAGACAAAAGCTAAATTGTTATACGCTGGCTATCCTATAAAATATAAAGAAATTATAAGAGAGATTATGAAGATAGACCCTACCAAAACCGCCGCGTCTTTAAGTGCTTTGCCTATTACTAAATTACAGGGTATGTTATCAGAGTTAAAAGTCCAACCCACTCCCATAGCAAGAGTTAAAGACATAGCGAAGGTAGAGCCATCTCTTGCGGTAGAAGCTAAGAAATATAAGAGTGCAGAGGAGTTTATTGAGAGCAAAGACTTACAAAAGGCACAGGCACTTACAGTAGCTAAAGAAAAACTCTTTATATCTGAAAAGGGTAAAATGAAACCCCAGTATAGAAGATTAGCTGAGGCGATGACAGGCAAAAAGTCTATTAGGGATATGACACAAGTTGAGGCTGATAATTTTATAAAAGCACTTCAGAAACTTCCTGAACCGACATATAAGTCTGGGAAATTAGTTCCACCTTCTATTCCAACAACCAAAGACATAGTCACAGAAGGTTTTTTTGAACACACATTTAAAAAGCCAACTCCTGCAAAACTGCTTACGTCTCAGTCAAGATATGCAGAATTATTAGGCGTGAAAGAACTTGCAAAGCCGTTTGAAGTGGGCAAGATGAACCTTGACCTTGAATATGGAAAAATATCGCACCAAATAGACATTGCCACCAGAAAACTCAAGCAATCTAATGTTAAGCCAGAACAGATGGCTCAACTTTTAAATACTAACGAAGAAGCACCTGCTGAATTAACAGGCAAAGAAAGAGATATATTTAATTATTTTAGGGAACTAACAAGAGAAATTATAAGTAGAGAAAATGCAGTAAGAAAGGCACTTAATTTAGAACCCATAAAGTATAGAAAAGCATACTTTAAGCACGTAGCAGATTTAATGTCTCAAGAAGTTGTTGAAGGCAAGCACCCCTTACCAGAAGGATTAAAATATTGGTCTGAACAGCTTGTAGGCAAAAAAGTCTTTAATCCTATGGAAATGAAAAGGAAACTTCAAGATGACCTTTTGGATTACTTTTCAAAAGATTTGTCTTATGTAATGAAGTCTATGGCTTGGACTGGATTAAAAGAAATATACTTAGCCCAACCAAAGCATTTCTTTAATAAAATTCTGGGAACATTATCTAAAGATAAATCCGTCTATTCAAACCTTACCCCAAGAGAACAAAAAATATACGACGCACAGATGACAATGCCAGCCTCAACAAAGAAATGGCTTATTGATTATGTTAATATAGTCCTATCCGGCAGGCAGACTTCATTAGATGAAAGTGTTAATTTGTGGATAACAGATACCCCCATAAAAGACGTTGTTAATAAAATTTTAAAGCCATTCGGCAAGCACATGAGTCAAAGACCTGTAACAAATATGATTACAGGATTTAGCAGACTTCCTATTTATGGTGTTTTGGGTGGCATTAACCCCAGACAGTTATTAAGAAACAAAATGCAGACTTTACAAAATATGGCTTTATATGGAGTTAAAAATACACTGCTTGGTTATATTCCAACCTCGTCTTATCCAACACTTAAAAAACTTAAAACAGATAGCTTATTTAAAAAATCATATTCAGGATTTGAGGATATGCCTGCCAAATTAAGAAGCAAACTTGAGAGGGTTGGGCTTGCACCTTATCAATGGACAGCTTTAAGTAATGTATCTCAAGCTATGAATACATCGTATCATTGGACAGCTAATAAAATACAGAACCCAAAATTTAAAAAACATGGCTGGGCTGATTCAAAAAGAACATACAAAGAAGATAAGGATTTCTTCTACCCAAGCGAAGAAGAAAAATTACTAAAGGAAATGGAATACGGAGCGCACACAACGCAGTATGGATATATTGGAATGAATATGCCGGAAGCATTTAGGTATAAATCATTGGCTGGGATAACAAGGTTACAGAGTTGGTGGATGAACCATTGGTTTGTTTTTCACAGGGAAGCGGCTACAAGAGCATTCACGGGTCATGCCGGATATGACCCTAAATTAAAAATAACTCTTGGTGATAGAACAAACTATCTTAAATACCTCATTATAGGTGGTGTAATTCTTAATACATTAGGTTATGGTAGAAGTTATTTAATAGGCACAGCACCTACAGGCTTACCTCCCACAGCTCAATTAGTATTAGGGGTATATACACTCTTAACAAATTTGGG